TATTAGTGACATTGCAATATCATCTTTAGCTTGTGGCTCGTCTATAAGCCCTCTCCAATGATAAGGTACAGAGCTTGTGTATTCTTCTATCGTTATAAACTTTGCACTCTCAAACTCTGCATCCTCGTCAAACTTTCCCATCTGTACATCATCAATAGCAATCTCTTTTGCATGGTCTTCTGACTCTGCAACTACAGATACAACTACTTCAAATGTTACTTCGTATACTCTTTCCATTAGTCTACCTCCTTACTTTACTTAAATAGTCCATCATCCTACTAGGATCAGGTTCATTTGTTAGCTTATCCTCGTCTAAAAGTTTATCAGTTTTTTTCTGATAGTCTTTGTCTTTGTCAATACCCTTCCACCAAGATTCAAACTCGTCAGGGTGTACAATCTTTACTGCGTCTATAAATTTCATAGCTTACTCCTCTTGCTTATTAAAAATAAAGTGTTCCTTTGTGTAGTTGCTCTATTAGGGAGTTATTTTTTACCCACTTCTTCTACACTTAAGGCAACACTTTTAAAGTCTAAACCTTCGAGAAAAGATTTTATTTCTCTTTTAATATTGTCTGTATCAGACCATGATTCATCATACTTTCCTGTTGCTTCTAGTTCAGAATCGTTTGGCTCTCTTGTCATATCTATTTCTATATTAAATTTCATAGTCTGTTATACTCCTCTTCCCATTTATCCATTAGTTTATCTATATTAATGTAATCACTACTCATTAAAGTATGGTCGCCTATTCTTTCTACATGGTCGTTTACTCCTATCCAAAGTATCCAACCATCAAACTCTTTCTTTCTATCGTATATATTTATGTAACACATATCTAGGTTGTCAACACCTATATATTTATCTCCGTCTTTCTGATTACACACCAAAGATATATCATCGGTTATCTCTTGATACTCTTCACCTTCTACTTCAATAGAATAAAATCCACCTTCATCTACTACCTCTTGTACTATCATTTTTGCTAATGGTTCTAACATATTTACCTCCAGTTAATTACAAATCCACTTGTGTCTGTCTTAGCATCTCCTTTAGCTTTCAATCCTACTACAACTCTATCATCTCCGTCAAGGAATCTCATGTCTGTCTTATCTCCGTCAATCACACGCAGACCTCTGAAAATCTTCGGCAGTCCTTCTTTGAATACAACTGCTACATTATATTTAAGACTGTCAAAGTAATCTGCATACTTCTTGTTAGCTTCTGAGTATGACCAAGTTAGATGATAGTTAGGTATCTTAGATACTTTACGATTAGGTATCTTCGTGTAGTCATAGAACTGTATCTGAGGAAACTTCTCAAATACAGTAACACCCTCATGCTTGATAGTTTCCCATTGTATGTCTGATGTTCCGTTCAATCTCAAAGCAGGTCGCTTGTTCCTACGCTCACAGTATCTGATAAACTTTTCTATGTCAGCATACAGCATAGTCATAAAAGTTTCTCTGTCCTCTAAGAATAGTTTAGTCTTTCTATCTCTAGCTTTATGTATAGTTTTAAATACTCTAGCTCTGCCTGCGTTATCAAGACAAGGTGCTTTACATCTAGCAACTACTTGAAACGGACATATCTTAGTGTTGATAGGTCGCAAGTGCATAATGGTTGATATGTAATCGCTCAACTTATTATTACCTTTGTCTACCTTTGGATTAGCATTGGGTGCTGATAATAATTTCCAACTACTCATACATCACTCCTTTCTATTTAAAATCCATTAAGAATCTATATAAAAGTTTACTAATATCATCATTTTTATTAATCATATTAAGTTCTTCTAATCTCTTTCTAAGCTCATAATAATTTCCGTATTCTTCTTTATCATAATCTATTTCTGAATCAGTATCCCAATAATAATTATGTTTTTCTGCTAGATAATACAGTAATGCTTTAACTATTTTCGATTCGTTTTCATCTAGTATCATCATCATACATCACCTCTCTATAATAAACTTAACTGCCTCTTGTCTTGATACTGCTCTGTTCTTAGACAACGATAATAATACTATATGTTCTCTGAACAAATCAAGTATCGCTTGATGTTCCTTCCCAGTCCAGAATTGTTTCTCTGGATGCTTGTCTTGAAACCAAACTACAAAGTCCATTGTTGCGCCTATCTCTTCATGGCTTTCACCATAGTCGCGTGCAATTTTCTTATCCTCTTCTTCTTCGGTCATAACATAACCCTCTTTCTCTTATTAAAAATTATTCGCTGTTCCAATATCTATAAGTTTTAAAATTCACCCACCCATAACCTTTAAAGAACAACACTAATTTAATTACAGTCTTGTTCATTAAAAATTTAGGTAGCGTTATATGTGGATAGTGCTTATCCCACTCGTTAGCAACAACATCAATCGTATATCTTCCTGCTGTTGCAAGACAATGCCACCTTGTTGTTTCTCTGCTATGTGGACAA